GATTCTTACAGTTTTCTAAAATCATAATCCATCGGAGTATTTCCATCTCTTTACTCCATTTTCGAGGATCGTGAAATCTCTCTGGGAAGATCGCAGTGTTTAGCGCAAGTACACTGGGATACATACCTAAAACCATTCCATCGTTGGGAATTCTATCGTCGAAGAATCGTTGAAGGTAAACTGTCGTGTGCTCGTTGATGCCTTGCTTTTCCGGATTTAGGATTTGTCCTACTTCTGCGGCAACACGTTGCATTACTGATACTATCTCTTCTTCGTTAACAAGACCTTGGGTGAGTGACATAACGCCGTCATCTCCTAGACCTTGGAAAGCAACTAAAGGTAGTCCTTCCCTAACATATCTAACTTGTATATATAAGTTAACTAAAGACTCTACGAAATTCGTCATACCTGAACCGGATGGCATACCATGTACACCAACAACTAGTTTATCTAGTTGAATGAGAACACCAACATTTAATATATGATCGAAGAGTGTCATGAGAGGGTCTGCAAAAGCGCGCTGAAAGTATCGGGTACATATTTTGAACGCTATAAGCATTTGGAACCGATTAACGTGCCTATCCATTTTGGTAAAATCCTGCTGAACATAGAGGTGATCCTCGTCAAAGAAGTTAGCCTGTTGAAACCCAATTTCAACTTGATTGAAACCTTCCCAAGCAGAGAAATAAGGATGCGCTGCTTTTCGGATTCCTTCCATAAGAGGATAGAGATATGTTTTCTCTATTAAATTCAGTGAAAACGGAGCCATGAATATGAATCGTGGTGTACCTCGTTGTGATCTCGAACCTAAGATCATGGGAAGATTCAACCAGTTACCAGATTCAGCATCGTTAACCGCAGACTCAATGACTTCGGAATTTTTCCGCGAATCGTAGTCTCGGCAACCGCTATTGGTATTTAGCTTGTCATCAAATTTATCTCTTTTGATTACTGAACTTATACCTAAAGGGCGTTTGTCTTGTTGTGTTCTTTTACCGAAGCAAATGTCGATACATTGTTCGATAGCTTCCTCATCTATAACCCCAGTGTTATAATCACTGTGTGCGTAATAATCCATGAATTCACTTTCACGATCAGCGTACGGCGGGTAACCTCCTTGGGGTCCGAACTTCGTCTCGCGTGATATATCGTATGTTATTAGGTCGGATAATACGGGTTGCGCATCTCTGACTTGCTCTAGGTACTCAATCCAGTTAGCCAGGACCTGTTCCGGCGGAATGTTTTTGTAAAGCGGAGTCCTATTGGTGCTCGGTCTCCCGAGAAGCAAGGCTTCGAAACCTCCGGAAGCGCGGTTTTGACCTTCGGGTGTTAAGAACCGATTGATCTCACGTTGCGTTAGCTTTTGTATATTGAACATTATACTGCGTTTAGATTTATAACTATAG